TGCTGTAAAGTAGCTGATATCAGTATCACTTGCTTCAAAATCTAAAGAGGTCAAATAAATTGGAAATAAATCTCTAAATTTTACAATAGCAACATCTCTGAAATTGCTATTTAAAATATGAAGACTTCCATCACTGAACTGTTCTTTTAAATCTCTGACTCCATCATCATTTGTAACTAAATCTTTAAATTGTTGAGTTGTTTCTGGAAATCCTAATCCAGTCAACCAATTATGGACTGCCATATAATTTTCCATATTCTCATCAACTAAAAATCTTAAAGAGAAATCTCCATAAGATAATCTATCACCAGGAACATCTAAATCCTTAAGATATGTTGGTTGAATTGCAGAACCTAAACTAATTTCTGGTATTCTTGCTGAATTGCAGAAAAAAGGAATCTTTGGATTTTTTGATAATGTAAACTTAAAACCAACCGGTGCTAGAAAATTTCTATTGTTTATTTGGTTGGGAAAATTGCAAGCCATTTTTATTTTTATTTAGATAAAAAAAGACCCCCCGAAGGAGGTCTGTGAGTGTGAATGCCCGTAGGCAAATATCACATGAGGTTTTGAACCTTGACTCTTCTGTAGTAACAGTTTTTGTTAGTTTGGAGTCTGCCAAGACCTTCGTTACCTGCACCTGATCCTTCTGCGAAGGGGTTAGCAACAATACCGTAACGAGTCTTAAATCCGATCTTAGGCTGGAAAGTGTTCTCTCCAACTGCACGAACCATCTGAAGAGGAACGTAAGGGCAATAGAACAGACCTGCGTCATAAGGTGAAGAACCCTTATAACCAGCAACATAATACTGAGAACCAGTGGTGTTACCAAGTGCATTTGCAGAATAAGGATCGATATAGACCTTATACTTACCAGCAAGGACACCTGCGAAGGTGTTACCAGTGTCATCAACGTTCAAGTTTGCATTGAGTGCAGGGGTGTAATCAAGTACACCAGCCATGGTCAGTGCGGAAGCAACGTCTGCGGAACACAGAATCATGTTGCCTTTCCCTCTACGAGTTTGCTGCGCGATTGCGTTTGCATCTCTTTCGATTTGGAAAATAAGACCTTTGAACTTCTCAACAGACCAACGACCGTTGGAGTCAACATCAAGGTCAAAAGTACCAGGGGTGGCAACATTTTGTTGAGCACCGGGTTTAGCAACCTGATAGATGGTTCTGATGACTTCTCTATTGATTTCCGCAAGGATTTCAGTGGAGAGGATATTGGCAAGTTCTGCCTCGGCATTCAAACCATGAATTGCCTTGAGGTCTTGTGCCAGTTCCAGAGAATACTCTGCTTTCAGAGCACGGGACTTGGCAGTAACGGTGACTTTCTCAATCGAGAATGCCATCTCGTTGAAAGCTGAACCTGCTCCACCGAGACCTTCAGCACCGGCAGTGTCCATACCAGCGGATACATTGTAAGTACCAGCGGGGGAACTGTTAAGAAGACCGGGGTTGCTTCCATCCTGAGCAGCGGTAGTACCAACACCAACTCCACCAGCATAAGGAGTTTGTGGAAGGGTTCCTTCAACGTTCTGTCCAGAGAATCTGGTGTCTGCTTCGTCGAAGAGTGCTTCGTCTCCACTTTGATTCGTGAAACGGGAACGCATTGCGAAGATCAGTCCAGTAGGACCGTTCATCGGTTGAACACCTGCGAGGTCATATGCGACCAAGTTAGGCATTGCGCGTCTGATCAATGAGATCAGAACGGGATCGAAGTTATCGATACCAGCTCCGGTGGAGTTGGTAGGTGCTTCAGAAAGGAATTCTTTTTCCTCTCTAATTGTTCTTTCTTGATTCTCCAGAAGAACTGCGGTAACCATTCTCTTATGAGCATCATTGATGCCTCCGAGACCCTCATGATTGAGGATAGGTGCCCACTTCTCCTGAAGGTGTTCAGCATTGAAACCTTGCATTTGAATTTACCTTGTTAAAAATTTTAGTTTGATTTATAATTAAAAAATCACTTTTTAGAAACTCTAGTCAGAGTATCGAGATAGGATTCCATTAGACCAGTAACTGGTTGTGCAATGGACTCCGAACTCTCGGAAATATTCTCTGAGTTGTCTCTTTGAGCACCAGCATTTTCTGGGAAATATGAATTTCTCAGGGTTGCCAGTTTCTCACGATAGTTGTCTTCACTATCAAACTCAACATTTTCGGCAAGAGAAGCTAGTCTATCCTTCTGTGAAAGTGCAAGACCTTCGGAGACATCGGAGAAGATTGCATCAGCAACCGACTCGGCTAATCTTTGATTGAGAGCAATATTAGACTTAATTTGCTCGTTGAGTTTATATTCCATTTCATCTAATTTTTCTACCATTGCGGTAGTTACATCATATTTTTCTTCAGGGATGTTTACATAATGATCTTCAAAAAGACTTCTCATTCCAGTGAGGAATGATTCGGTCATTTCTGACTTGAGACCTTGCTCAACTGCGAGTTGATTTTCGGAAATCCACTCTGAAGCAACATACTCAAGGTATGCATCAACTCTATCAGTCAGTTCTTCTTTAATAAGAGTAACTTCTTCTTCGAGAGTTGATTCGTATTGTACCTTCAGTTCTTCTTGAACTTCGGCAACTTTTGTCCTGATAGCAGTTTCAAAAATGGTACGTGCTTTCTCTTGGAATTCTTCGGAAAGTTCTTCACCGGCAAGCAATGCATCAACATCTTCTTCGATGTCATATTCTGCTTCGATGACTTCTTCTTCAGATACAACTTCTTCATCAGAAGTTTCTTCCTCAGAAACTACATCTTCGGCAGATGCAGTGGTCTCTTCTTCTTCGACTACTTCACCGTCAACTTCCTCTTCTTCCTTCATACCTTTAGGCATGGGTTCGGCAGGTTTAGCACCTCTATTCACAATGTCTTTGACAGTTGCGATTTTTGGTTCTGCGAGTTTAGCAGAGTTGTCGTCTACTTTATAGTTTTCTGGAGTCGGACCACCGAGATCTTCCCAATTGCCAGTTTGGCCTGGTGTGGATACACCGGAAGCATTGCTCCCTGCCTTTGACATTGGTTCAGATGCAGCAGCTCCTTTAGTTACTACGTTTTCCATTTCTTGTAAATTGCTACCAACGGACATTTGATTTATTAGATTTTTTATACTAATATATTTATTTATAATTTAAAGATTTGATAAGAATTCGTTGAACAAGTTTAACTTATGTTCATCGAGAATTCTTTGGTCAACAAGAGTGTTAATTCTCTTCTGAGTTCTTTCTGCAAGTTGTTCACGAAGAATTCCTCCTTCCCAAATCCACTCTTTTCCTTCCATAATTCCTGATACAAATGCATCAGGTGCAGAAGGATCGGCAACGATATCAGCAGCAGTTGCTAACATGAAATCTTCACCAACAACTTTCACTCCACCACGATCTTCTTTTAATGAACCAACACCACGAGAAGAAACTCCAAGCATCACACCTTCATCTAAAAGTGAAGATGCAATTTTGCCCATAGGAGTATTAAGGATTTGTGCTTTACCTCTAAAATTACTACCCTCTTGAGTGAGTGAAGTAATCTTATGAGAAACACGGTCAAGATTTACGGTAGGTCCATCAGGATGACCAAGTTCTCCAAGAGCACGACCTTTATTAACAAAAGTTTCACAATAACGTTTTACTTCTCTTGAAAGAGTATCCATAGGATACATTCTTCCATTACGATTTTTAAGGTCTCCTTGTAAGAAAACTCCTTCAATGTATAGTTTTTGAGGTTCTCCTTTCCTACCTTCCTTAATAATCTTTACGTTTGAAATTTCTTCTGTGATAAGTTTCATTTTATCTATACTTTTTAGTAATTATTTAGTTATGCGAATACTCTTGATGGAGTTGATGTAGTGAACAACTCCAGGTCCGTGACAGACGACCCATTTTGTTTCAGTAAATGGTCCCATAGTAGTTTAATTGTCGTAATCTTTGTAGTTAATGGTCCAGCCTTTTGCGTCTAGGTTGTTGTAAGCCGTCTCAGCAGCCGCTGACCAGTTCAGATTTGTACCTGAAGATCCTGTATACCTAGGAGCGTTATCACCACCTTCGATACCAAGTGTGATACCAGTAGCACCATTAGTATCTAGTGAGACAAGGATGTTCTCGATTGATTGTGTGGTAAGGGCACAGTCGGTCCAAGTGCTAGTAAAAGCACTAACGCTAAGTGTCCCCGTTGTATCAAACATGTTGGCGGGGAAATCGGTTAGGTTGGTGCAGCCGTACCAAGCGTAAGCAATGTTTGTACCACTAGACGTGTCCAATGATGGAAAGCTAGTTAGGCTGGTGCATAAAAACCAAGCGAGATAAAAGTTCGTCACACTAGACGTGTCCAATGATGGGAAACTGGTCAGACTGGAGCAGCGACTCCAAGTGAAAAAAAAGTTTGTAACCGAACTTGTCACATCAAACGAACATGTAAACGTTGTCATGTTGCTTGCACCGTTCCAAGCGTTAGTCAAGTTAGTCCCTAAATCAGCTCCACTACCAATGGCAACAGAAGTAATCTGAGTTGCATCAGCAGCTTCGTTACTAAAGTACGGCCTATAAACCCCATCACTATTAACAGTCAATTCATAATCACCAGCAGCATAAGTATGAGGTAACCTGTTAATCGTGCTTGTCTCAACATTACCATCACCCCATTCAACTTCATAATCAACAGTGCCTAAAGACCTTAGGTTAAACGTACCGCCAGTATTTGTAATGCCATATGTAATATCATAAGCAATGCCTGGTATGACAGTTCCAAATTTTTCTACCCAAGTATTAAATCCTAATCCTAAAAATGGATAAGTCATAATTATCCCTCTTCTAGGTTAGGTTCTTCTGGTTCTACATAACCGAGTTCTTTTGCTCTTGCTAAACCAGATGCCTCATCACTAAACTCTTCACAGTTTGGTTGTCCTGTAGATATTGAATTACCAACAGACAAATGTGTAAAATGAACTACTTCTGGTCCGTGACATACGAACCACTTATCAGTATCAAACGGACCCATTATTAAGCACCTTCATAAACTATTTTGGAAGTACTTGTGAGTGCTTTTGCATAAACATATGCAGCACCAACGTCATGTGACAAATCAGTAACGGTCTTTTTCATCTCACCTTCAAATCTATTATAAATCAATCCTTCGGTAGATGTTGCTATTCCAGCACTAGTTGTTGCAATACCAACCACCACGGGAGTACTACTCTGACACTGAAAAGTTATAGTAGTAACATTATTTCCAATAAGAACATATGAACTAGGTGTCAGTTCTGTGGATGCTAGTGCCATTATTCTTGATCCTCTGATTGTGATTCATCACCAAACATAGATGCTCCAACTACTGGACGAGCATTATCAATATGTCCTGCTGCCTTTGCATACAAAACATCTTTGATTTTGTCACTAATATCAGATGCCGATGAATCGGATCCAATTAAATTTACAATTTCTTCCATGAAAGTTTAATATATCTATATTTTATATTTATATCTCAGCAGATTTGCCGTCTACTTCAGTCATTCCACCATCTACTTCAGGTTCCATAGGAACATCTCCCATCATTCCCTGTTCACCTCCTTGTGGTAATGGTTCTCCAGTTATTGGATCAACAGCACTTGGATCTGGAATAATACCATCTTTGATTTCTTGTTCAATCTGCTCATCCATTTCAATCATTTCCCCATCAGTCTGACGAAGAACTTTACTACGAACCCACTTCTGGGAATAATACTTACCGATATAAGGTTCAATAGTTGCAAGAACACCAAGTCTCTCATTCAACATTTCTGTTTCTTTGAGTTCTGCGAACTGATTATCATACAAGAAATCATATTGAATATGATCACTAATTCTATCCCAGTCTTCCACAGAAACAATGTTCTTAAGGATTAACTGTGTCTTCAACATATCATTAAACATCTGAGCAAATCTCTTTCTCAGACGACCAACAAACTTAGCAAACTTAAGTTCGTCTCTTAAGATTTCAGAAGAACGACCGAGATTAAATCCACCATCGGCAGCAATTCTTGATTCTGGAACTCCAAGTGCTCTATAAAGTTTCTTTTGGAAATACTCAATATCAGCAAGTTCTCCTAAATTCTGTCCACCTGGAAGAGTTGTGATTTCAGTTCCTCTACCACCTTCTCTACGAGGAAGCCAAAAGTCTTCCATCATACTCATAAATTTACGATCATCACGGATCTCTCCGGTGTTCGCATCATATACTTGCTTGTTACGATAACGATTCATAACATCACGAAGATATTGTTCTGCCTTTACTTTAGGAAGATTACCAACATCAATATAAAAAATACGACGTTCAGGTGCTCTTGATAATCTATAGATAACTAAAGAATCCTCAATCATTCTCAGTTGATTGAGTGCCTTAATTGCTTTATGTAGATAAGAAAGAACATTTCCTTTGTTCCTATCTACAAGACCGGAAGTACAATATGTAATTGCATCCTTTGCTATCTTAGTTCCTTTATTTCCACCACCACTGGTTAAGTTTCCGGTTGGATAGTTTGGTTTGGGGGTATATACAAAATACTCCTCAATCTCTGGAGCAATTCCATTTTTTTGTTCATCACGACCAGGAATATTTGGTCCAATAAGATTCTTATCTTGTTTCTTTTCTTGGCGGACAAACCGCATTTTCATTGGGTCAATATACCTCAGTTCTTTAATTCCTTCCTGAGGATTTTTAAGATCGATTACCTTATGATAATAAAGTCTTCCATCAACATACCAATTCCTAAAAATTTCGTGAGACTTTTTATCAAAATCTAAAATTTCTTTAATATACTTAAATTCTTGTCTAATTGCTTTCTTTAAATTGTCCGTAGCATTTAGATTAGATAATTCAATTTCAATTGGAGAATCATAAAGATCACTCACAATTGCTTCGTTTACAACATCTTCGATAGCACCATCCGCTTCTGGATGTAGTGACATCTCTCTATATCTTTTAATTAGATCAAATTCTGTTCTATATTGTCCTTCAATATCTACATATGAACCATAAAATCCACTGCTAATATAGTTATCAACCCCATCCTCGTTATTCACGGGGACAGGGGAAACTACAGATTTGGATTTCTTTTCTGCATCATCAATAGAAAAACCAAAAAGTTTTGCCATATTATAAACTAACTTAGACTACTATTTTATTATTTAGGTAATATCTTCACCACCTGCTGATGGTCCATTACCTCTATATGCTTCCCAATAGTGGACTTGCATTTCCACGGTAAACTCCTGAATAGTGTCAGTTGTCTCATAACTCAAATCAATTGTAGATATGTTAGTTGGGAAAACATCCTTGAAAACATATTTTCTAAGGACTGTTCCTGTGCGATCTAATTGATTTACTTTAGCATCTACTTGATAAAGTGCAGGATCTGTTTCACCAGTTCCGTTATCCAATTTATTAATATAGTTCATCCACTTCTCAAATGCAGATCTAATATTGAATGAAGTATCATTCATTACAGTAATAGTCCATGTTTCGAATGTTCTATCACCTGCAATTTTCAGGATTCTTCCTCTAAAAGGAATATCAATTGGTGCTACTGTTGAAGAAGGTAATGCTGCTGCTTTTACTAAAAATCTAGCATTATCAAGAACTTCATTCTCATCCTGAACACCAACACCCGAAGGGAAAGTTAATTCCACTTCGAATAGATTGGGTCTTGCACCACCACCTTTTAATTTACTTTTAAAATCACTAATAGTTCTTAGTGGTAAAGTATTTACTTGTTGACGAGCCATTGTTTCTTAAACCTCTAGATTAAACGTTACCGATTACTTCATCAAATGAAACACCAGTTCTGGTGGCAACAAACGTAAGACCGATGAAGTTGATTGATCTTGCGGGTTTGATAAAGATGTCTGCTACAAACTCATTATTATCTATAATAGCAGCAGTGTTATTTGTCTCATCACAAATAACTACAAATTCGAAGATTCCTCTCTTTGCCTGAACATCACGAAGGAATGGTTCGACAATATTCACAAAGTTAGTTCTTGTGATTTCGTCATTAAATTCGAAGAGTTGATCTCTTGCCGCAGCAGAGATTGCATCCTCAAGATAGATGAACAAACGACGGACATTAATACGGTCGAATGCCGATGACTTACCAAATCCAGTCTTGTCTCCAAAGAGAACAATACCGGCACCAGGTGAGAAGATTACTGGATTGACTCTATTAGAATACAATCTATCTCTTTGTGCTTTGGATGGGGTATATGCAAGTTTAACTGCATTTAGAATTCCACCACGATTTGTTCCTGCTGGTGAGAACCATGGGAAGTTATTTGCATCATTTCTGGCACAAAGTCCTGCAATGTCTCCGTTTAGTGGAATATATCTAAAGGTATTAGCAAACCTATCAAACATATACTTGTAACCACTATCAAAGATTCCATAAGTTGATGAAGTAATAGGAGAATAGAAACTGATTACATTATCAGTAGTAGTTTCATCTGAATTGATGTTTACTGCTCTATCATCATCGGTATCAGTAATTGCGGCACCTCTATATGGTGAGATGAATGCAACCGCATCTTTTCTTGTTTCGGCAACCGCAATACACTTATTTGCAAGTGCTTGTGCTTCTTCTTTACCATATCCGGCAGATCCCATAAGAATGAAATCTACATTATACTTTTCAGTATTCTCAAATAATCCGTAACCAGTAACTAATCCATCTAATCCAGAACTTAATGCACCAGTTGATGTGATTGCAACCTTACCACCGTAATTAGTTCCCTTAGAAAACTTAGAAAAACCTGGATTATAATTTCCAGTTGCGGCAAAGGTAATACCTTCAGCATTTTGATCCCAAGATACATCAGTCTCAGGATCAAATCCAGTTCCACCACTAACAAATCCGGTTGTTACAATACCTGCTGGTGCTGAACCGGCAAAAATATTTGGTGAACCATTAGCAATATACTTTCTCCAATACGAAGGAGAACCGAGTGAATATTCAGCATCTTTTGCTTTCGATAGTGATAGATGCTTCTCAAGAATTGTTCCAGAGTTTCCAGTGACACCTCCATCACCATCAACTACAACAACATGAACTTCATCAAATCTAGATCCTCTTGCTGCTGCATACTCGGAAGTTCCTGGACGATCTGCAAGTTGATTCCACTTAACTGTTGTCGAAGAAGATAATGTAAGTGATTGTTGATCAAACCAATCTTGCTGTGCAGTAATAGAAGTAGTTGCGTATGATGTTGCTATTCCAGAAGTATGAATTGCTACATTTCCACTTCCGGAGAATGCATAAACACCGGATGGTTGATAATCAACTTCAGTAACTGTTCCTGCTGCAGAAACATGCTCAAGAACTTTTACATATGCATCTGTACCATCAACTTCAGTTACAATACCTTTTAAATATCCATCAAGAACTGAAGTAGTTCCTGCACCGGGAAGCACTGCTGAAATTGCTTGAGTAACTCCCATTCCAACAGTAATACTATTTGATGCAGATAATGACAGAATTTGGTCTGCCTTAGCATCAATAATACCAACTCTTAAACCATTTCCCCAAGAACCAGGATTTCTTGCGGCAACAACTACACCAGCAATTGTATTTTCGTCGTATCCTAATTCTTCGTAGTGCTCTAAACTTTTAATTTTGATACTTGCGGCAGCACCAACAAACCCGTTTTGAAGACCAGTATCATCTGCTCTTACAACACTAAGAGAACCACCATATGCCAAATAAGAAGAAGCAACTAACCAGTGCTCATAGTGCTTATCTGTTCCGTATGGTTTTCCGAAGACATCTAATAAGTCTTTCTCGCTTCCGATTACTGTAGGAAGATCAACGGGACCTTGTGCAAAAGGTGCAACAATCGCACCAATGCCACCGGAGGTTGGATCAACCCTACCGACAGTTAAGTCTACTTCTCTTACTACAATACCAGGAGATGCTAAATTTAGTGGCATCTTGTTTTTTCCTCGCATCCAATTTACCTAAAAATATTTAGGAAAAGGGGTATTTCTAATGGGGAAACAATGCGTGAATACTTACCAATCAGGATATTCCCATCTTAAATTGCTCTTTCTACCTTTACTTACTCTCTTAACCGTACATTCCTTACATTCATATGAATATGCTGACGGTAATGTTTTTCTACCTTTTCGAGTCAAATAGAAATCATCCATTAAACTTTTAACCACCCCACAAACTCTACATTTGCGATCAAAGAATAATAAATGTTCTAATTCGATCTCATCATCAAAAGACACTACTTATAATCCCACATATAGGACATATCACCATATTCATCTGCATACCATCTATCTCCAGAATCATCTACAAAACTTGCTTCACTATTAATTCCATCCTCAATAAATCCAAATGGTGCCATGTCCTGGTCAATTTGATTTTTCTGTTCCTCGTATATTCTTTTTCTTACATCATTCTCTGTCATCTCCTTGAAATACTCTTGTGCTACTAACCAAGAGAATATTACAAGACACATTGCCAAATCGTCATTACATCCTTCTTCTGCTTCGAAAGAGTTTCCTTTTTGCGAAAAAGTGGTAAGTTCTGATATAATTTCATAATCAGACGCAAGTAATTTATCATCTTCTACAAGAGTTTTAAGATTTGAACATCCTAATTTTTTAACTGCTGAAGTTGTACGAACTCCAAGTTGAGATTTCTTACCACTGAATCCTGATCCAACAACTTGACCATTACGACCTCTCATAGCACACATAAGAATATTTTCATATTCCAAATCATACTGGAGAATACTAGCAACCTGATCACCAATATCATTAACCTCTATCAATAACCAAGAATAATTATATCCCTTTGCCACATCAAATATGATATTTGGAAATAACATTGGTTTAATTTCATTATTTCTATACTTTGCAACTACCTTATAAGGAAACTCTGTGATATCAAAGACAATAAATGCGGAGTAATCATTACCAAGACCACGAGCAACGTCAACCGTAATTAGATAATTGTGTTCTGGAATTGGATTTTCATAGACATCCAATCCAGCATTTCTCTGTATTGGATCATCATATATTAAAGTTTTGAGTTTTGATGGGTTGATAAGAGTATTGACAGAACCTAAGAATTCGCAGTTGTGTGATACTATATTGTTTGAATAGTAAAGA